TCTCAGGGTTCACAAGGAATCCAGGGAACCACAGGAAACCAAGGTGCTCAGGGAATCCAAGGTTCTCAGGGTTCACAAGGAATCCAGGGAACCACAGGAAACCAAGGTGCTCAGGGAATCCAGGGAACTCAGGGTTCACAAGGCATCCAGGGAACTCAGGGTTCACAAGGCATCCAGGGAACTCAAGGCAACCAAGGTTCACAAGGAATCCAAGGAACTCAGGGCAACCAAGGTCCACAGGGCACTACGGGTACTGGAACTCAAGGAGCGCAAGGAACTCAAGGCTCACAAGGAATTCAAGGTGCACAAGGCGTTCAAGGTATTCAAGGAACAGCTGGAACTGCTCAAGGGACGCAGGGAATCCAGGGACTAACTGGCGCTGGGTCACAAGGCATTCAAGGTCCACAGGGAACACAAGGAACAATTTTAAGTAGAGCTGGTATACCATACAGTTTTAACTCAACTACTACAATGGCTGATCCTGGCACGGGATTTATTCGTTTTAATACTGCCGCGACAACACCATCATCAGTAACTGCAATTGCTGTAGGGAGGTACGACATTGTTGGTGGTGCTTCATATGATTATTCTCCTTGGTGGGATGCAGTTTCTGGTTCAACAAGCACAGTTAAAGGTCACTTATACATTCAAAATGGCATTTCTCCTGGCGATGGTACTCTTGGTATTTTTCAAGTAACATCAGTTGCAAATAACAGTACTTGGTTCCAAATAAATGTTCAAAATGGAAGTGGAACTAATAATCCAACTGCTGGTGAGCGTGTATCGGTTTTGTTTACAAGAGCTGGTGATTTAGGCACTCAAGGGCTACAAGGTCTCCAAGGACTTCAAGGCGCAACTGGCGCTGGATCTCAGGGAACCACAGGGTCACAAGGAACACAAGGTCTCCAAGGTCTACAGGGCACTACTGGAACTGGATCTCAGGGAACCACAGGGTCACAAGGAACACAAGGTCTCCAAGGTCTACAGGGCACTACTGGGACTGGTTCTCAAGGAACGCAAGGTCTCCAGGGGCTTCAAGGTGCAACTGGAACTGGATCTCAGGGAACACAAGGTCTTCAGGGTCTACAGGGCACTACTGGGTCTGGATCTCAGGGAACGGCAGGAACTGGTTCTCAAGGAACCGCAGGATCGCAAGGAACTCAAGGTCTTCAGGGTCTACAAGGCACCACTGGATCTCAGGGAACAACAGGAACCCAAGGCACTCAAGGACTTCAGGGGCTAACTGGTACTGGTTCCCAAGGTGCTCAAGGTCTACAAGGTGTTCAAGGCACTTCTGTTACTGTTCCTGGTGCTAACACTTATGTTGTGTTTAACAATAACTCTACATTTGGTGCTGTTGCTCAGCTTACCTTTAATGTTTCTTCTAATACATTAACTACAAACAGCATTACTTTTCCAGCTAGCACAGGTCTTACTCCAACAGCAAATAATGTATCACTCTACGCTAGATATAATGGCGGAAGAATGATGCCAGAGTTTCGTGTACCTTCCGGTAACGAAAGTCCATTCCAGCCATTCCTAGGTATGAATAGAATGGGTCTTTGGACTCCTCCAGCCAGCTCCGCGACTGCGCCAGGTGTGTTTGGTCTTGCTGCAGCAAGCGTCACTACTTCTTCTGGCTCTGCTACTGCAAGAACAACTGCCACTACTAATTTCTACACTAGAGTAGGGAAACAAGGTTATGTTGGAACTAGCGGCACCACCAACGTTGCTGGATGGCGTATTAACCTGAACAATTACTCTCTGGGTATTGGTGGCGCAATTCCTGCTGGTGGATTTTATGTCGTGTTTCGGTGGGGTAATTCTGATGCCGTCACTAACGGTAGAACATTTGTTGGTATGACTAACAGTACTGCTACTCCAACAAGTGTCGAACCTGCTACTTTAACAAACGCTATTGGAGTTGGATGCGGTACTGCTAACACTAATCTTTTTTTCTATTATGGTGGTTCTGCAGCACAAACACCAATTGATCTTGGCGCTAACTTCCCATCTCAAACAGCAAATACCGATATATATGAACTAATTTTGTATTCAGCTACAGATACCTGGACAGAAGTTGACTATGAAGTTACCAGACTAAATACTGGAGACAATGCAATCGGGTCAGTAACTGCTGTTACTGCTGGCACACAACTTCCTGCAAATACTACACTACTTTCTCCAAGAATGTGGAGAGCGACTGCAGCCACTTCAGGAACTCCACAAATTGATATCGTTAACTTTTATATCGAATCGGACTACTCATAATGTACACAATAGTCTATGAAGAAGGTAACGTATATCGTGATAGCGACGGCAAGATTGTTGCTCCATGCGAGAGTGCAACAGATGCAGATTTTCTTGAATACATCGCATGGATAAATGCCGGGAATGAGCCGAGATATATTTGGCCACCATACAGCCCACCAGAATCACCTCCCCCATAACCTATAAATAGAGCAAATAGGTAAAGAGAACTAAAATGGCATCACCAACTTCTCGAACAGAACTAAAAGATTATGCGCTGAGAAAGTTGGGCTTTCCAGTTATTGACATTAACGTGGACGACGACCAGTTAGAAGACCGCATCGACGATGCTCTTCAACTCTATCGCGAATACCACTACGACGGCACAGAGCAGATTTATCTAGCCAGTCAAGTTACAGCTAATAACGTCACCGACAAGTATGCAGAACTTTCTGACAATATTATTGGCGTCCGTAGAATTATGCCATTTATCCCTGGAAGTGTTAGTTCTTCTGGTGGCGGTTTTAACATTTTTGATATTAACTATCAGATTCGTTTGAACGATTTTTACAATCTTACTGCCAGCTCGTATACTTACTACGTTATCGCAAGGCAACATCTCGAGATGTTGAACATGATTGTAACTGGTGAGTATCCATTCGAGTTTAACAAGAAAACTCACAAACTACATATCTTTATTGATTGGAATGCAAAAGTTCACCCAGGCGACTATCTCTGCTTTGAGGCAATTCGAATCGTAGATCCAGAAACATATAACAAAATTTACAGTGATGCTTGGCTCAAGAAATATGTTACTGCATTGTTCAAAAGACAGTGGGGTTCAAATCTTACCAAGTATGCAAACTATACGCTTCCAGGCGGTCTAATCGTTAACGGCGAAAAGATCTACAATGACGCGGAAACTGAGGTAGAAGCATTAGAAGTCATGCTAAGAGATACCTATGAAATGCCAGTAGCGATGTTGGTAGGCTAAAATGGGAACGTCAGTATATTTTAATAACCAAGGAGCAACTCGCGAGCAACTGCTCATCGAGGATATGGTTATTGAATCTATCAAAAATCATGGAATGGATGTTTACTATCTTCCAAGAGAGTCTCAGTCTGAGGTTGATAAGTTGTTTGGTGATGATCCAGTAAAAACTTATCGAAGCGCATATCCTATGGAAATGTTCCTAGAAACTTTCAACGACTTCGAAGGCAATCAAGAGTTCTTCTCTAAGTTTGGTCTTGAGGTGCAAAAGACTGCTCGTCTAGGTTTGGCTCGTAGAACATTCGAAAAGTATCTGCCGACTGATGTTAGAGAGTTCCCGAAAGAAGGCGACCTTATCTGGATGCCTACACTGCAAAAGCTGATGGAAGTTAAATTTGTCGAGCAAGAAAAAAACTTCTTCCAGTTAGGTAAGGGTGTACATCGGGGTGCTATTGCTGCTTCTACTCGTGGTGCGCATGACCAGTTAGGGCGTTTGTTCCCGTATATGTATGAATTGAGTGTTGAAATGTTTAAGTATAATGGCGAGTTTCTTGATACTGGTATTTCGGGTATCGACAATCTTCAAGATGTCTATTCGTTTGGTATACAATTTACATTAAACGCTGGCGGTACTAGTACATACAGCACACATGAAGTTGTATATCAAGGTGCTTCACTCGCTACTGCAACTTCTAAGGGTTATGTTTCTAACTGGGATTTGCCTAATAGAAAACTTACTATCAGAAATATCAAAGGCGTATTTACAAATAGTACAGTGGTAATTGGTGCTACATCTGGCGCTAGTTGGACGATTACTAGCGGTAATCAAGAAGAGAATGCTAACGACGCATATGATGATAATGTAATTCTTGAAACAGAAGGCGATAATATTCTCGACTGGACGGAAACTAATCCGTTTGGCATGCCTAATGAGCAATTCTAATGCTGTCTAACGAACACTTTTATCATCGTATTACTCGTAAACTCGTCGTAGCATTTGGCACGATGTTCAACAATCTTCGATTAGTCCGTTACAATCTGGCAGGTACAGTTGAGATTGAACGTGTAACCGTACCATTGACTTATTCACCGAAAGAAAAGTTTTATACTCGTATTACTCAAGACCCAAATTTAAACATGCAGATGGAGATTGCACTACCTCGTATGTCGTTTGAGTTAGATTCAATTACATACGATCCATTGCGCAAAATATCAAGTTTTCAAAAGCAATTTTCTGCTGATGGCGCTGGAGTTAAGAGTGGTTATCAAGCGCCATACAACTTTAACTTTACGCTACAAATTTATGTTCGCAATACGGAAGATGGTACTCAATTAATTGAGCAAATTCTTCCGTACTTCAATCCAGACTACACTGTCACTATGTATATTGCTAGTGTCGGCAAACCTGTTGATGTGCCTATTATTCTTGAAACCGTCAGCTATAACGTAGAAAACGATACTGGTGGCGCCGATACCATGAGAATGCTCATATGGACTTTAACTTTTACTGCGAAAGCATATCTGTATGGTCCAATTACGTCAGGCGCGAACTCTAAGATTATTCGCAAGGCAACTGCAAACACATATATCGACAATTCAGAGTTTGGCGATGTTGACAGAAAACTGACGTTTAATACTGGCTCAGGTTTATTCAAAGTCGGTGAACTAGTTTATCAGGGCAATAAACTTGAAGAAGCCACGATGCGAGGATATGTATTGTCCGCATATCCTTCAGCAAATCAAATTGTTGTTAACGATATCACAGGTGGTCTCACAGTTAATTCAAAAGTTCATGGGGCAATAACTAATGCTGCATGGAACCTTTCTTCGTATGAACAGTACGACAATCAAATTATGCGCCTCTCTGTATATCCAAATCTATTAAGCGCAAACGCTAATGATGACTTTGGGTTTACAGAAGTGTTCCAGGAATTCCCGAATATAAACAATGACGATAACGCAGACAGCTCCGTAACAACAGCTGATGCTACCGATCTAACAGTAGACAACGGATAACAAAAATGGCTAGACAAAACATTGGTGTTGGCACTAACGCAAACGACGCAACCGGCGACACGCTTCGAGTTGCTTTTGGTAAAGTTAACAACAACTTTATTGAATTATACACTACTGGCGGCGTTCAGGGTGCTCAAGGAATCCAGGGTGTTCAAGGTCGCCAAGGAACTCAAGGTATCCAGGGAACTTTGGGTATACAGGGTACACAGGGTATCCAGGGAACTTATCCAGGTATACCAGGACCTTATACTGACGACATTGCTGCATCGGGCGCAGGGGTATCTGTTGGTAACCCATATTATCGTTCAACTGGTCTGGTATACGTTCGACTAGCCTAAGAGTAATTTATGAGTGAAGTTGATTCAAAGTTGAGCAATATTCTTGACACTGCTGAGTATATCCCAGCGGTAAAAGAAAACCAGCCCGTAACTATACACCATACTGTGGAACGCGACCCAGATGCAGACTATTCACGCTCAAATTATTACAACCTGATTGAAAAGGGTAATGAGGCTCTTGAAGGTATCCTCGAGGTTGCTAAAGAATCTCAGCATCCAAGAGCCTATGAAGTTGCTGCTAACATGATTAAGAATCTCTCAGATGTTACTGAGAAACTTATGATTCTTCAAAAGCAGCAAAAAGAACTTAAGAAAGATGAAGTTGTGGCTCCAACAAGTCAGAACATTAACGTCGAGAGAGCAGTCTTTGTTGGCAGTACTGCAGATCTCCTAAAGAAATTACGTGATGAATCTAGCCAATAGAGTTGCTTCTAAAATGAAGCACTACTTGGGCAATCCGCATCTGAAAAGAGTGGGCATTAACCAAGACATATCTGAGGCTCAGATTAGAGAATTTTATAAGTGTTCTCAAGACCCAATCTACTTTGCTGAAAACTATGTCAAGGTCATTACTCTTGACCATGGCTTCGTGCAAATTAAATTGTATCCGTTCCAGAGACAAGCAATTACAGATATCAATGATAATCGTCGAGTAATTGTAAAGGCTGGTCGTCAGGTTGGTAAGACTACCATGGTTGTGGCTTACATCCTTTGGTACATTTTATTCAATCAAGATAAATTTGTCGCAATTCTTGCTAACAAGGCGCCAACGGCTCGTGAAATCCTAAACCGTATTAAGATTGCATACGAAGCATTACCTTTATGGCTGCAGCAGGGCGTTCGTACTTGGAACAAGGGTGACATTGAACTAGAAAATAACTGTCGTGTGATGGCCACTTCTACTGCATCAAGTGCTATCCGCGGTTACTCGATCTCGCTTTTGTACCTTGACGAATTTGCATTCGTTCCTACGAATATTGCAGAAGAGTTCTTTACTTCGGTATATCCTACGATTTCTTCTGGTACAACCTCTAAGATTCTTATATCATCAACACCAAACGGTATGAACCACTTTTATAAGATGTGGACTGAATCGGTCGATGGTCAAAATGGCTTTATGAACATTGAGGCTAACTGGCGACAAATTCCAGGAAGAGACCAAAAGTGGGCTGATGAGCAGCGCAGAGTTCTTGGTGAGCAAAAGTATCTTCAGGAAATGGAATGCGAGTTTATGGGTTCTTCGGGAACCCTTATTTCAGGTGCTGCGCTCAAAGCACTAGCATTCGTCAAGCCTCTACATAAAGCAGATTCTGGGATTAATATCTACCAGCAGCCAATTGCTGAGCACTCATACTCTGTAGTTGTAGATACTTCTCGAGGAAAGGGGCTTGACTATTCGGCTGCAGTTGTAATTGATGTCACTAGCATTCCTTACAGAGTTGTTGCTACATATAAAGATAACAATATTTCTCCACTAGTTTACCCATCAATCATCAAGCGATTAGGCGACTACTATAATGCTGCATACGCTTTGATAGAAATTAATGATATCGGTCAACAAGTTGCGGACAGTCTTTTTGATGATTATGAGTATGAAAATATCTTATCCACAATAGAAGTTAAGGGAAGAATTGCCCTTACTTGGGGATATGGTAACAAATCTACTCGCGGAATCCGTACAACCAAGTCCGTAAAGCGTCTTGGGTGCTCTTTGATGAAAAATTTGATCGAAAGTCAAAAGATTTTTATACAAGATTTTGATATTATTGCTGAACTTTCTACCTTTATTTCTAAAGGAACCAGCTTTGAGGCTGAAGAAGGCTCCCATGATGACCTCGTAATGTGTCTGGTTTTATTCTCTTGGATGACAAACCAACAATTTTTTGCTGATATGACTAATACAAATATTAAACACAAGCTCCATGAGGAGCAATTGCGACAAATTGAAGAAGAAATGTTACCCATGCCTATGAGTCATGAAGACCAATTGAATGGGTTTGTAGAAAATGGTTCTGTTTGGCAAGTGGTTGAACGCTAAAAAATAGAAAACACTAAATAAAGACGTAGAATTTCTCATTTCTCCACAGGGAGTAAAAACATGGCACTTTTAGTTTCTCCAGGGGTCAATACCTCTGAAATCGATCTGACCTCGTCAGTTCCATCCGTAGGCGTCTCTTCGGGCGCAACAGCTGGTTTCTTTCGTTGGGGTCCAGCAAATACTGTCGTACAAGTTTCGAGCGAATCTGATCTCCTTGAGAGATTCTTTAAGCCTGATAACTCAACTGCAGGTTCTTTCCTTTCCGCTGCAAATTTCCTAGGTTACGGTAACGATCTAAACCTCGTTCGCGTAATCCGTGAAACAAGTAACGCATCAGACTCAACATATAATTCTGTTGGCGGTTTAGATGCAAATCGCGCTAACGTATCGATTACTCTTACGTTAAATTCTGTTGAAGTTAACCTAACATCAACTCTAGTAGAAGCAAATACTTCTTCTTTAGGTAGTACTAGTGCAGGTTTTACTCAACTAGTTGTAGGCGACTATGTTACTTGCAACAGCGAAATTCGCGTCGTAGATTCGATTACTAATGCAAACGTCTTTACTGTAACTGCTGCCTTTACCAACAATGGTAGAGACAAGGCGATCAGCACAGCTGTAAAGCGTCCAGCTAAGGTAGTAATTCCAAACGATATAGATTATTCGACAAACGAATATCTAACAGCAAGTTCAGATCTTTACTGGGCAGCCCGCTTCCCAGGCAAGCTCGGCAATTCGCTAAAAGTTTCTGTTTGTGCAACTACAGCAGCATATAGTGCTTGGCCATATGCTATCTTCTTTGATAGCGCTCCAGGTACTTCAGATTATGCTGCTCAGTCTGGTCTAGCAACAGCAAATGACGAAATGCACATCGTTGTTGTTGACGAAGATGGCCAGTTTTCTGGCGCTGCAAACACAGTTCTAGAGCGTTTCGCATACGTTTCAAAGGCATCTGATGCTAAGACAAACGACGGAACAGCAAATTATTACAAAGAAGCCGTATATCGCACTTCTAAGTATATTCACTGGCTCGGTCACCCAGACAATGCATCAGCAATAAGTGCAAATGCATGGGGTCAGCCTGTTTCTACACTTGTAGACGCAGCAACTACATCATACCACAGCCCAGCAGCAGTAGTAACCAACTCGCTAATGAACGGTACAAATGGTACACCTCATACTGATGACTATGAGAATGCATTTAATTTGTTCGCAGACAAAGAATCATATGACATTTCCTTGCTCTTTTCTGGTGACTGCGGATATTCTGCTAATGCAGCGATTGATGTAGGACAGGTTGCTAACACTACCCTTCTAATCGCTGACACCCGTAAAGACTGCGTAGCATTTGTTTCCCCGCAATATGCAAATGCAGTAACTTCAACGACCAAGGTAACTGACGTTGTCAATAACCGTAACGCTAGAAGATCAACATCTTACGGCGTAATGGACTCTGGTTGGAAGTATCAGTATGACAAGTACAACGACGTATATCGTTGGGTTCCTTTGAATGCTGACATCGCTGGTCTATGCGTACGCACTGACACAACACGTGACCCATGGTTCTCGCCAGCAGGTCTAAGTCGTGGTCAAATTCGTAACATTGTAAAACTATCGTTCAACCCATTACCAAGTGAGCGCGATACACTTTACAAGAATGGCGTAAACCCAGTTGTTTCGTTCCCAGGCGAGGGTACAATCCTCTACGGAGACAAGACAATGCAGGGTCGTTCGTCAGCGTTTGACCGTATCAACGTTCGTCGTCTATTCATTGTTCTTGAGAAGGCAATTTCGAAGGCTTCGCGCCAAGCACTATTCGAGTTCAACGATGAGTTCACAAGATCTCAGTTCGTTGCTCTAATTGAGCCATTCTTGAGAGATGTTCAGGGTCGTCGTGGTATCTATGACTTCCGCGTTGTTTGCGATGAAACCAACAACCCACCATCGGTTATTGACCGTAATGAGTTTGTTGGCGACATCTACGTCAAGCCAGCAAGAAGCATCAACTTCATCCAGCTGAACTTCGTGGCAGTTAGAAGCGGTGTTGCCTTCGATGAAATCGTCGGTCGTTTCTAATAAATACAAATAGTTAAGTCAGGAGACTATAATGGCTTTTAATATTAATCAATTTCGTGCTGAGATGAAGAACGACGGCGCTCGCGCCAACCTCTTCGAAGTTGAACTAACTTTCCCTAACTTTATTTTGAACAGCAAGCGTGCTGCAGAAAGTTCGAAGTTTATGTGCAAGGCTGCCCAATTGCCAGAATCGACAATTGGCGTTGCCCCTGTACAATACTTCGGTCGTGAGGTAAAGTTTGCTGGTAATCGTACATTTGCTGACTGGACTGTAACCATTCTTAACGACGAAGACTTCCTAATCAGAAGCGCTTTCGAACGTTGGATGAATGGTATTAACAGCCATGCAGGAAATCAACGCGATCCAGCAGCTCTAAACCTAAGCTCGCAGCCAGGTAACATTGGCGGTTACGGCACACAGGCTAAGGTGACTCACTACGGCAAGCTCGGCGGTAAGGCTGCTACATACCACTTTATCGGTATGTTCCCAACCAATATTGCTGCTATTGACCTAGATTGGGGAACAAATGATGCTATCGAAGAGTATTCAGTTACCTTTGCCTACCAGTGGTGGGAAGCGCAACCAGGTGACAATACTCGCCTCATCGCTTAATAGTTTATTGACCGATTACATGATGGAGAATTTGAATGGCCATTAATCTATTTGGCTTTGAGTTAGTTCGTAGTAAGAAAAGTGAAGCAACTCAGGTGCAGCCCCAACTGGCTGCACCTGTTGCTGATGACGGTGCCGTTAATATTACCTCTGGTGGTTACTTTGGCACATACCTAGATCTTGAAGCCAGCTTTAAGAACGAAGGTGATCTTATTACACGCTACCGTGAGGTAGCGATGCAACCTGAGTTAGAAACTGCAATTGACGATATTGTCAATGAATCTATCGTCCACGATGTAACTGGCAAATCAGTCACTATCATTTTGGACGATTTAGAGCAGCCAGAAAAAATTAAGAAAGCGATCCGTGAAGAATTTGATAATGTTCTTCGCTTATTAGACTTTTCTAATTTTGGACAAGATGTATTCCGTAACTGGTATATCGATGGTCGTTTGTTCTATCAAGTTTTGCTTGACCAAAAGCAACCAAGACTTGGCATTCAAGAACTAGTTTATATCGATCCTCGCAAGATTAAGAAAGTTCGTGCGGTCAATAAGAAGAAAGACCCTCGCACGGGCATCGAAGTTGTAGATGGCGTAACAGAATTTTACGTCTACAACGACAAGGCGTCGACACAAGGTCAGACGCTTGTAACATCAATGAGCGACGCATCCGTCAAAGTTGCCGTTGATGCTATCATCAATGTTAATTCTGGTCTAATGGATGCCAAGCGCAATATGGTTTTATCGTACTTGCATAAGGCAATTAAGCCACTCAATCAGTTAAGAATGGTTGAAGACGCTGTTGTTATCTATCGTATGTCTCGCGCACCAGAACGCCGTGTATTTTACATCGACGTTGGCAACATGCCTAAACTAAAAGCTGAGCAATACTTGCGCGATATTATGACGAAATTTCGTAACAAGGTTGTCTATGACCCATCTACGGGTGAAGTAAAAGACGACCGCAAGTTTATGTCGATGATGGAAGATTTTTGGATTCCTCGTCGCGGCGAAGGCAAGAACACAGAAATCACTACACTTCCTCCTGGTCAAAACCTTGGTGAGATGGGTGACGTTCGTTACTTCGAAGAAAAGTTATACAAGTCGCTCAATATCCCTATTGGTCGCCTAGTTCCACAAACTGGATTTTCTCTTGGACGTTCATCTGAAATTACAAGAGACGAATTGAAGTTTAACAAGTTTATTGAAAAACTTCGCAACAAGTTTAGTCTATTGTTTGATGAACTCATGCAGCGTCAACTTGCTCTCAAGGGCATTTGCTCTGTCGATGAGTGGGAAAAGTTGCGCGAGACCATTCACTATGACTTCTTGAAAGATAACAACTTCACCGAACTTAGAGAAGCAGAACTATTGGCTACACGCTTGCAACTCATGTCGCAAGTTGATCCATATGTTGGCGCATACTTCTCTAAGGCATGGGTCAAAAAGCACGTTCTTCACTTTGATGAAGAAGGTGTTGAGAGAATGGAAGAAGAAATTGAACAAGAGCTTGCTGAAGCACCAGCTCCTGTGCCTGGAGGACCAGGGATGCCAATCCCACAACTCGGTCAGCCACCACTAGGAACACCTGGAGCGCCAGCACCACAAGATATCAATTCTGCATTCTCTGCAGAAGTACCTAAATAAACTATAATTCTTTTTGGAGACATCGATGTCCAAACTACTATCAGAAGAAATTGTCGAAGCCGTAACACTTGGTGACAAGGAAGGCTTCATGTCAGCATTCCATTCAGCACTTGCCGCAAAGGTGAGTGATGCTCTAGAACTCAAGAAGGTTGAGATCGCATCAACTCTTGTTGCTCCTGCTTCTAATGAAGTAGTTGAGGAAGAAGTCGATCTTGATGAAGATGCACTAAAGGCAAGAGAGCAATGGATGAAGGCAAAGGGTGTATCAACTGGAAACCCTAAAGCAGACAGAGCCAGAAAAGTTAAAAGACTAATGAAATCCTTTCCTATGAAGAACGAAGAAGTTGAACTTGATGAAGCTGTAAAATCTGCTGCAAAAGAACTTGAAGTAAGTTTCGGCAAAACACACAGCGGTCAACCTGGTGGTGATGGTCAATCTGATAAAGTAATTACACATCATGACAATGGAGTAAAGGTAACATCAGCAATTGGTTGGGATGGTGACCACCATATTGATGTTCACCATGACGGAAAACATGTTGGCGGTATATTCAGCACCCATGGTGGTGTGCCTGAATATATGAAAAATGAAAAGTATAAAGGCGGAATTGGGCATAAGGAAGTTAAGGCAGCAATGAATGCTCACCAAAAACATCCTGAAGTGCAATCTTGGCTAATTCACAATCACCCAGATTCAGAATCAGAAGCAGAATCTGGAACAATTAATGGGCACAAACTGCACCCAACGGCTAAAAAGTATCTAGAAAAAATAAGCAATGATGATAACCGTGATTATGAAGCACCATATAAGCCACAAACTTCATCTGCCGTTAAACCAAAACCAGCATCAAAAGCATCAACTTCTAGTGCATATGAAAAAGCACTTGCCGCTTTAAAGAAAAAGCACGGTATTAATGAAGGAACTGCTTATAAGCCAGAAAAGAAACCAGTTGAACAAGAAAAGTATAATCCGCCAAAGAAAGATAAAAAATGGGCGACCATGGAAGAAGTCGAAGAGATCGACGAAGCCAAGGGTGAATCGCGTATTTCTTGGCGTTCAAGAACTGGAGATGAAATTGCTAAGAGCGATAAGCGTCGTAAGGTAAAGATTACTTCTGCTGAACTCGAAGCACGCGCCAAGGCAAGAAGAGCCCAAAAGAGCGAATAATGAAATTTAAGGATCTTCGCCAAAACTTAGATGAAGCCCAATTGGCTAATCTCCAACAAATACGGAGATTAGCCAGGGGTGGTGGTGTACGAGGCAAGGCACAGTCTTCAGCAGCAAATGCACTTCAAACAGCCATGACTCAACTCCAAAGAGCTGGCGGAGATATTAATAAAGTTCAACCAAAGCATAGAAGAATTTTAAACGATTTTAGCAACAACATACTTGGCGCTGTCGTTTCTTCTCCAACTGCAATGAACGCTGCTCTCAGAAACCTTAAATCTGAAGAAGTAGAAGTAGATAATATTGTTATTGAGGCTGCGAATATGCCTCACGACCCGCCAATGGTTATGGTTCTTAAGCGTAAGGGTATCCGTATCTTTCCTGATGGAAAAAAGGTTGCTCTATACACTAACGATCAGCTCGGCTTAACATTTACTGTGCCATATTCTGGTGGCGAGCAAGTTGAGCCTTCTATTATGGGCGTGCATGAAGATGCTGAAGATTATGGCGACGAGATGCTCACAGAAAACCTAAAGCGTTTACGTTTTGCGTCACAAAAGAAACCAGTCAGCATCAACTTCAAGACTGGCGACAATATGCACGTCGATCATCTAACAGCAAGAGCAATAACTAACCTACATAAGCAGTTATCGCCCGAGAATAAGATGACGATGATGGATAAGATCTCCACTGATCCAGAAAGTTTTAAAAAAGTAGCATCGTTTGCGTTAAGAAACGGTGCATACAAAGAAGAAGAGCCTAAGAAAAAATGAGCAACGAATTACTAGAATCAGTAAAGTTAGCGATCCTTGAAGGAAGAATCAAGATCGTTAAAGCGCGTGTTCGTGGCGGTAAGGTTCAGCGTCGCAAGAAAATAAAAGATCCATCGCTTGCTGGCAAATTTAAAATGGTTGGCGGTAAGTTGGCTAAAGAATCTCCCGCTGAGAAAATGAAGAGAAAGCGTGGTGCTAGAAAAGGTGCTATCAAACGTAAGGCAAAAGCTGCTCGTGCTTTGATGGCGAGAAAAAAGTCTCTTAGAAAAAGAGCAGCATTAGGACTATAAGCCAATGAAACTAATCAGAGAAACAGTAGAAGAAGTAAAGGTCATCACCGAAGACAAAAACGGTGTAAAGACTCTTTTCATCACTGGACCATTTCTTGTTGCTGAGAAGGCAAACAAGAACGGACGTATGTATAGGTCGGAAACTCTTGCAAAAGAAGTCGGCAGATACAACGAAGAATATGTAACAAAGGGTCGCGCATTTGGCGAGCTTGGGCATCCAGATACTCCAAGCATCAATCTAGATCGCGTCTCTCACCTTATCACCAATTTGAAGCAAGAAGACAACATTTGGGTTGGTAAGGCAAAAATTCTTGAGACACCAATGGGTAAGATTGCTAAGAGCCTTATGGAAGGCGGTGCTTGCTTAGGTGTATCATCACGTGGCATGGGTTCACTCAAAGAAGTAAACGGTGTCAATGTGGTGCAAGATGATTATTATCTTGCCACAGCGGCGGATATTGTAGCGGATCCGTCCGCACCAGGGGCTTTCGTTCAAGGCATTATGGAAGGTAGAGAGTGGGTATGGGATAATGGCGTTGTCAAAGAAATGGACGTTAACGCATATTACAACCAAATTAAGAACGCAAAGCAAAAACAAATTGACGAAATCTCATTAAAAATCTTTGAGAACTTTTTGTCAAAACTTTAATTTATATAAATAAATTTACTTCTTTAGGAGTTCAACCAAATGAGCAAGACATTAGCAGAATCCGCCGCTGAGATCCTTAATGCATCGATGAATGCAGGCAAGGAACCAGCAGCAACAATCCCAGCTGAGGTAGAAGACCTCGGTGGTGCAACACATGACAATCCAGCAGGTAATGCTGTTGGGGCAGCTTCATCAGCAAAGAGAAAAGAAGCACCAAAACCTGGCGCTCCTGGCGTTCCAGCTGAAGGCACCAAGAAGATGGCTTCTGAAGAATCAGAAGAATCAGAAGAAGATGTTCTTTCTGAAGAAGAAGAACTAACTGAAGAAGAGATCGATGAATATCTTGACTCTTTGACTGAAGAAGAACTAGAAGCTCTTGCGAATGAAGAGGTTGAATTAGATGAGAGTCGTGGAGCTGAGAAGCTCGGCGATATGCTAGACTCAGACGAAACCGACCACGAAACTAAGATGAAGCGCATTAAAATTGCACCAACTGCTCATCTAAAGTATCTAGAAAAATATAACATGGGTCAGTCGGGTGGCGGTGACCATCCTATGACTAAGCACATTAGCGCTGAACTAAAAAATCGTAAAATGAAAAATGAAGAAGTTGAAATTGACGAAGAAGCCGAAAGAGCAGCATACAAGGCAGACCTAGTCGCCAGATACAGAGGCTCAATGAAGGAAGATGTTGATGCGCTATTCAACGGCGAATCACTATCTGAAGACTTCCGCGTCAAAGCAACTCTAATCTTCGAAGCAGCTGTTCAGTCTCGCGTAGAAGCAATTCTTGAAGAAATTCTTGACGAGAACGACGCAGTTCTTGAAGAAGCAATTGCTAATGTTCAGGAAGAACTTTCTGAGCAGGTTGACGACTACCTCAACTATGTTGTTGAAGAGTGGGTCGAAGAAAATCAGGTTGCTATCGAAACAGGTCTCCGCGCTGAACTCGTAGAAGACTTCATCGGCGGTCTAAAGAATTTGTTCACAGAACACTACATCGATATTCCTGACACCAAGGTTGACATCGCTGAAGCCCTAGCTGCACAGGTTGCAGAACTACAGGAAGAAGCTGAAGAAACCGAAGAAGTGTTAGCAAGTCTTGTTGAAGAACTAAGTTCCGTCAAGAAGACAGAAGCAATTGCTCGTATTTGCGAGGGTCTAACCCAAGTGCAAACCGAGAAAATGAAATCGCTCGCAGAGGGCGTGGAGTTCACCGCAGAAGGTGATTTTGATAATAAGCTCGCAGTAATTCGCGAGAACTACTTCCCATCTAAAGTATCCGTGAAAAGTGAGGTAAAGACTCTTCAAGAATCATACGTCGAAGAGCCAGAAGTAGCAGAAGTTCCTTTGTATATGAAACAATATGTAAATGCAATCACCAAAACGGCTCCAAAAGCCTAATTTTTAGAACAAGGAATCACTCAAATGTATCTTAACGAAACATACACAAAGAAGTGGGCGCCTGTTCTTGACCACTCAGAACTCCCACAGATCACTGACCAGTACAAGCGTGCTGTTACAGCTCTAGTTCTCGAGAACCAAGAACGCGCCCTAATGGAAGAATCACGTTCAATGTCAAACCTATGGGAAGCTGGCTATCCAGCCAACCAAGTAGGCGGCGGCATGTCACCAGTAACTGGTGGCGAAGGTGGCATCAAGGGTTTTGACCCAATCCTAATCGGTCTCGTACGTCGTGCACTTCCAAACCTAATGGCATACGACATCTGCGGCGTTCAGCCAATGACTGGTCCAACAGGTTTGATTTTTGCAATGCGTTCGAACTATGCATCGAATACTGCACGTGGCGGTGAGGCTCTATTCCAAGAAGCCAACACTGGTCACTCAGGCAACGTTGCAACAGGCGGCGCAGAAGCAACCCTTCCAGCCAACGTTGCTGCTCTACTACTTGCTAACACTGGTACTGCTTTTAGCACTTCTTTCGGTGAAGACAAGTCTATGGCATATATGGGCTTCACCATCGATCGCGTATCGGTTGTTGCACAGACACGTGGTTTGCAAGCTGGTTACACCCTAGAACTAGCACAGGACCTCAAGGCAATCCACGGTCTAGACGCAGAAACAGAGTTGACAAACATTTTGTCGACAGAAATTCTTGCTGAAATCAACCGTGAAGTTGTTCGTACTGTATACGCATCTGCAAACGTCGGCGTCGTATCGTTAGCAACAGCTAACTTCGACCTCAACAATGCAAACGTACAGCAGAACGGTACTTCGGGTCGTTGGCAGGTAGAAAAGTATAAGTCACTCCTATTCGCAGTTGAAAGAGCTGCTAATAAGATTGCTAAGGATACTCGTCGTGGTAAGGGTAACATGCTAATCGTCTCTACAGACGTAGCATCGGCTCTTTCGATGACTGGTCTTCTTGACTACAACTCAGCTCTAAGCAACAACACCAACCTCGCTGTTGACGATACAGGCAATACCTTTGCTGGTACTTTGTTCGGTCGCATCAAGGTTTATGTTGACCCATACTCAGTAACTGGTTACGACTATGCCGTAGTTGGTTATAAGGGTACAACGCCTTACGACGCTGGTATCTTCTACTGCCCATACGTTCCTCTACAGATGGTACGTGCGATTGACCCAACGACCTTCCAGCCAAAAGTTGGATTCAAGACTCGTTACGGTTTGGTTGCAAATCCATTTGCGACTGCAGCAGGTAACGGTGCGATTACCGACGGAACAAACGTATACTATCGTAAGTTCCTCGTGTCAAATATCAACGCCTAATAGCGTAGTGATATTGCCAAATTATAACAATAATAAGGCAAGAATTAGGGGAGACGAAAGTCTCCCCTTTTTTTATGACCTAAATACATGAAACGGTTGAGGGTTTATGAATGGGCGCATTAGAACGCAATCCTAGTAATACAGACTTACTACAAAGCACAAAATTTCGTGTAACATTCGATCGCCTTCCTGGTGTGACATTTTTTTGTCAAACAGCTAATCTTCCAGGCGTATCACTCACAGAAGTGCCAATTGGAACTCCATTTGTAGATCTCTATTATCCAGGCGAAAAGATTGTATATGACAGCTTCAACGTCACGTTCTTGGTAGATGAAGATTTGCGCGCTTGGACGGAGATCCATGATTGGATCCGCGCTATTACATTCCCGACTAGTTTTACAGACTACAAAGATCTTGCTAAGTTAAGCAAGTCTGGAATGCTTGCTGCAGCAAACGCAAACAAGCCAACCCCATACTCTATGGGTATTTTATCCATTTATACAAATAAGAACAACCCAAACTTCCGCGTGAAGATGTATGATATGTTCCCTACAAACGTAGGTTCTCTTATCTTTAATGTCAGCGACACTGCTGAAAACATTGTCACTTGCGACGCTACTTTCAGGTTCTCATACTTTAACTACGAAAGGATTTGAGTCCTACTTAAGCCCCGACATAGTCTATTATACGCTGATTAGCAAAACAGTAAAGTATTTTATCGCAAATTTGCAGGCTTTACTTTCACCTCAAAGTAGGGTACAATAGAGGTTCGTGTAACTTTATTTGGTCATGTACAATGCAAACACCTCCGCTTGAAGAAGTGATGAAGCAGTGGGAAAAAGACTCTGAGGTTGATATCACAGAGCCAGGTAGGGAAATTATTCGTATCCCTATCCTCCATAACAAATACAATAAGTATCTATCCTTGCACAATCTTTCTGCCAAGAAAGCAGAAATTGAATTTGCAAAAATGAAGAAACTCAAGTGGCTCTACTACACTGGCAAACTCGACCAGGATGAGTTAGATAAACTTGGATGGGAACCGTTTCGCTTTACATTAAAGTCTGATATTGGGGTCTACCTTGATGCCGACGATGATTTGAGTAAACTAAAGCGTAAGCATGCATATCACGAAGAAGCTGCAAGTTTTTGCACTAACGTGATGAAAGAGATAAGTAATCGTACTTGGCAGTTGAAAGAATATATTGGTTGGGAAAAATTCGTTCAAGGAGCAAGATAATGACTAAATTTTTAGAACTCGCAAAGCAAGCAGGACTCCATACAATCTACGAAGATGGCGCAGCAGCAAATCAAATTAACAAATTTGGTGAACTTGTCGCTAAGCATGCAGCTGAGATTGCAAACTATATGGAAGATACCGACCAAGATGAAATTGGTGCTGCTATCCTGTCGTATTTCGGTCTAAAGAATGTGTGATGTGAAGGTTGAGACTGTAGGGAACGTGTATGTAAGAATACATGCTGAAGCTGACATCTTGCAAGAGATGTCAGAGTTTTTTACATTCTCAACACCTGGCTATCAATTTAGCCCTGCATACAAAAACAGACATTGGGACGGCAAGATTCGTTTGTTAAATCTAAAGACCCATCAGATCTACGTTGGTCTCGTTCGATATATCAAAGAGTTTTGTAAACAACGAAACTATAGTTATGAGTATGATGAAGAAAAAGAACTTTTCCCAATCGATACGAAGAACCTTGCAGCTTCTCTTAGTCTCCCAATGGAGCCAAGAGATTACCAGCTTGTTGCTTCTAGCATCGGACTTACGAAGAAGAGAACGGTACTAATCTCGCCGACGGCATCGGGCAAGTCTCTAATTATCTATATGATGATACGCCACCTACTGAGCGACGGTAAGAAGCGTGGGCTTCTGATTGTTCCTACGATCAATCTTGTAACTCAGATGTACAGCGACTTTCAAAACTATTCTCAGTTAAATGGTTGGGATGTCGAAAAGCATTGCCAAAAGATCTACGGCGGAGAAAGTAAGATCCCTGATTCTGAATTAATTATTTCTACTTGGCAAAGCATCTATGACATGCCAAAGAAATACTTCTCGCAGTTTGATTTTGTTATTGGCGACGAAGCCCACACATTTAAGGCTAAGTCGTTGACTGATATCATGACTAAACTGACAAACTGCGATGTGCGTATTGGTACGACAGGAACACTCGATGATAGCAAGATAAACAAACTTGTTCTTGAGGGTTTGTTTGGACCAGCCCAAAAAGTTATCAGCACTAAAGAATTGATTGACCGTAAGCAACTTGCAAACTTCTCAATCAAGTGCATCGTTCTCAAGTATCCCGAAGCCACTTGCAAGATCGTCAAAGGATTCACTTACCAAGATGAAATGGCGTTTCTGGTTGGACATGAGGGTCGTAACAAGTTTATTGCTGACCTTGCAATAAATCTTAAAGGAAACACGCTGGTTTTATTTACTTATGTTGAGAAACACGGTAAAATACTATTTGATGACATAACATCTAAGTGCAAAGGTAGAAAAGTATTCTTTGTACATGGTGGGGTAGATGCGGAAGACCGCGAAGAAGTTAGACGGATTACTGAGCAAGAGAACGACGCTGTTATCGTAGCAAGTTATGGCACGTTCTCGACTGGTGTAAATATTCGCAATCTGCATAACGTCATCTTCTCTTCACCAACCAAGAGCAAGATTCGTAGTTTGCAATCAATTGGTCGTGTGTTACGTTTAGGCGAAAATAAAGACACTGCCACTCTGTATGATATAGCAGATGACCTTCGCTATGGTCCTTATACAAACTTCACATTGAAACATTATGAAGAACGTATCAAGATCTATAGTGAAGAGAAGTTTGTTTTCACTTCAAGTAATGTAAGGATAAACTAATGGCTAAAAAGAAAGCACCACCTCCCGAGGAGCGTACCCTGAAGTTTGTAAGACTTCGCGGCTTTGATGAGGATATTATTGGATATGTAACTGAAACTAGCAATTCAACTATCAATGTTGATATGCCTTTGCGGGTTATGGTCGAAACTATCTTTGAGGAAGGTCGGCAAGTCCTTTCTATGCAAGAATATTTACCGCAATCTATCGTCGAGAAGCGCAGCGTTGACCTAGACATGTCAGACGTACACTTCGTCGCTACAGTCAAGGCTGACTTCTTTGAGCAGTATGAATATGTGAGTGACTTCTTCTATAACAACGAACCAGTAATAAACACAAAGAAGAAAGAAAAGGTTGATGGTGCTGCTCAAGAAAAAGTAGTGTCAATCTTCGACGCACTCGCAAACAAGAAAGACAAACCAGTACACTAAGAGTCAATCATGGCAAAAAATCATTACATTAATAACAAAGACTTCCTCACAGAAATGACTGCATATCGTATTGCAGTACATAAGGCTAAGAGGGCTGGTGAGAAGAAGCCTCAGATCCCAAAATATGTTGCTGAAGCGTTTATGAAGATTTCAGAAAATTTATCACATAAGCCAAACTTTATTAACTATACGTTTAGAGATGAGATGGTGGCTGACGCGATTGAGAATTGTGTAATGTATGTCGATAATTTTGACCCGAGTCGTTCTAGTAATCCTTTTGCATACTTTACTCAAATTTCTTATTATGCATTCTTGCGTCGTATACAGAAAGAAAAGAAGCAGCTCTATGTGAAATACAAGTCAACTGAGAACGCTGGTATCCTTGATGAGTTTGAGATTAACGAGAACGAAGACGGTACGTTTAGGCAGTTTGAATTGTATGAAAATATCTCAGCGTTTATCCAAACCTATGAGAATGCTCGCAAAGAAAAGAAAGCGAAGAAGACAAACCTAGAAAAATTTGCTGAGGAAGAAGATGGTGGAATTAAAGGAATCGAAGGTGCCTGAGCGTTGCGCAACTTGTGGTAAGCACTTGACACCAGGACTAGACAAGGGGTTTATTTGCAGTAATAGCAAGTGCCCTATTGAGGAATTACGATGAAGATTGCAATTTTAGGAGATACTCATTTTGGTATGCGAGGCGATTCTATTGCCTTCCATAACCATTACAGAGAGTTCTATCAAAACACGTTCTTCCCTTATCTGAAAGAACATAACATCAATACAGTTTGGCAACTTGGAGATCTATTTGATCGACGCAAGTATATTTCTTTCCAAACTCTTGCCCTGTGCCGCCGATACTTTTTTGATGTTATGTTGAAAGAAGGTATTGAATTTAATGCGCTAATAGGCAATCATGATATTACGTTCAAGAATACGCTTGAGGTCAACTCTCCCGAGCTGCTACTCCAGGATTATAAAAACATAACCCTACACAGCAGCCCAACCGAAGTAAATGGGGTTGATATCATCCCTTGGATATGCAGAGATAATGAAGAAGCAATTCTTAGGCACATCAAAGAAACCACTAACAAAGTTTGCTTCGGGCACTTCGAGCTTGCTGGGTTTGAGATGGATCGCGGTAATGTATGTCATGAAGGTATGGAAGCCAGTGTACTCAAGAAATATGACCTAGTTCTTTCTGGTCACTTCCATCACAAGAGCAACAGTGGCAACATCGTTTATGTTGGAACTCCTGGGGAAATGACTTGGTCAGACTATAATGACGAGCGCGGTTTCCATATCTTGGATACGAGCACACTAGAGCTGGAGTTCATTAAAAACCCAGGCAATATGTTCCACAAGATTAAGTATCATGACGATGAGTTGTTCTACGAGAACGTCATCAATACAGATTACTCACATCTTGCAGGTAAGTACGTCAAGATTGTGGTAGAGAAGCGTGGTAATGCATTCTTGCTTGATACTTTGCTTGACCAAATTGCAAAGGTCAGCCCACTCGAATGTTCGGTCGTAGAAGACTACTCAGACATTATTAATGACGTTGAGGTCGACGTAGACCAAGCTGAAGATACGATTAGCATTCTTAACAAGTACGTCGACGGCTTGACTTTGCCAGTAGAATCTGATAGAATTAAGACTGTGCTTCGTGATGTATACAACGAAGCAATTTCAATGGAGACGATGTGATACATTTCAAGACTGTTCGTTATAAGAATTTCTTGTCGACTGGAAACATCTTTACCCAAATTCCAATTGACAAGAATCCAACAACGTTGATTGTAGGCGAGAACGGTGCAGGTAAGTCAACGTTCCTAGATGCAATCACGTTCTCGCTTTTCGGCAAGCCATTCCGCAATATCAACAAACCTCAGCTGGTCAACTCAATCAATGAAAAAGATTGCGTTGTTGAAATTGAGTTTGTTGTTGGCAAGAAGAACTACAAGATTATTCGTGGTATCAAACCAAATATCTTTGAGATCCATTGTGATGGAGAACTACTGAACCAAGACGCCAAGGCTAAAGACTATCAGGACATGCTTGAGAAACTTATCCTCAAGATGAACTACAAGTCCTTCACCCAAATTGTTATTCTTGGCTCTACAAACTTTACGCCATTTATGCAACTCAGTGCTGGTGAGCGTAGAGCAGTTATTGAAGATCTCTTAGATATCCAAATCTTCAGTGCGATGAACCAGATCGTTAAGTCTAAGGTACATGACTTGAAGGACGAAGGTGCTAAACTAAAGATTCAAATTGATACCACTAGAGAAAAAATTGAATTACATAAGCGTCACCTTGACGAGCTGAAGAAAAACAATAAAGAAATTATCGACGCTAAGAAATTAGAAATTACTCAGAACCAAGAACAAATATCAACGATCTTATTTGACGTTGCTGTTCTTGAAGACAAGATTGAGACTCTACTCACAAGCATTACTGACGACGAGGCTTCTACAAAGAAACTTTCCAAGTTTACCCAGCTTGAAGCCAAGATTGAAAACAACATCGGCAAGTTAGAAAAGGATATTGAGTTCTATATCGATAACTCTACCTGCCCTACTTGCGACCAGAGCATCAATAACAAAGATGAAAAGGTAACTGCTTGCAATCATAAGATCGGTGAGTTGAACGAAGGTCTATCTAAACTGAAGAAAGAATCTGATGTAGTAACTGAGCGTATCAAGGAAATCAAAGGCATTCAGAAAGAGATTCAAAAATTACAGCAAGAACTAACTAGCAAGAATACCAGCTCTTTTCAGACCTCAAAGTACATCAAGAAGTTAGAAAATGAAATTTCCGCCCTTCAGTTGAAGCCAGCAATGAGTGATGATTTTAAGGCTCAGTCTAAGCAATTACTGAACGATCTACAAAAGTATAACGAGGCTCGCAAGTCTGTTGCCGAACAATCTCAGCACTATGATATCGTCTCTCAGTTACTTAAAGACGGTGGTATCAAGTCTAAGATTATCAAGCAGTATGTTCCTGTAATTAATAAACTTGTAAACAAGTATCTCGCTGCTATGGACTTCTTTGTTAACTTTACGATTGACGAAGAATTTAAAGAAAGTATTAAGTCGCGACACCGTGATGACTTCTCCTACGAGAACTTTTCTGAAGGCGAAAAGAAGCGTATTGACCTGGCTCTGCTATTCACTTGGCGAGCCGTTGCTAAGTTGAAAAACAGTGTCAATACTAATCTGTTAATCTTCGACGAGGTCTTCGACGGTTCTCTTGACATTAATGGCACAGAAGAATTTATGAAGTTGATAAATATGCTGAACGAGAACACAAACATCTTCGTCATTACTCACAAGACTGACCAGATGGTTGATAAGTTTAAGCATACGATTCGCTTCAACAAGGTAAAAAACTTTTCGCAAATGGTGGTATGATTATGTCTAGAATGATTAAATTCGTAAATGGGTCCATGGTTGAGTATGAGGTCTATAAGCTGGTCGATTACTATGACGATGTATTAGGCAAACCAACAGAGCCATTTGATTTTAATATGCAAAACGCAAGAAGAGAAGCGGAAGTGCTTGGGTACTCATTGGCTGAAACGCTTGGTAAGTATGAGGGTCTTGGGTTATCCGCGAATCAATGCGGTATCAACAAAAGAGTTTGCGCGATTAACATGGGCGATAAAATTTGGATTCTTTTCAATCCAGTAATTATTGATCGCTCTTATATCCCAGCCACATTTACAGAAGGTTGTTTATCTCTTCCTGGACTATACATTAAAGTTCCTAGAGCAAGTAGTGTTACTGTTCGTTTCCAGGCTATGGGCGGTGAGTTTATTGAGCAGAAGTTTGACGGGCTAAGTGCTGTTTGTGTTCAGCATGAGATCGACCACTTAGACGGTATTAGATTCACCGATAAGATTAGCAAAATTAAACTCGACCAAGCCAAATCAAAGGTAAAGAAGAACCTCAAGAAGATGGGTAGAGTCACCCAAGAACAGGCTGAAAAGGCTGCTTTGTTGCTCCAAAATAAGGGGCTTGCGTAAGTTATTGATTTTATTAGAGTTTTTTCTATTGCCTTTTTTAGTCTTTTCAGCGAGAATGGCTTATAGGTTGAGGAGAAAACCACATGGCAGATATCAAGAATTCAAAGTCACTACTAGCAAAATTGCTAGCCAGCGAAAACATTACGGTGTCACACCAGAACACCCAAACGGCATATTTTGACCTGAAGAACCGTACACTCGTCTGCCCCGTGTGGAAGGACATGGACGGCGACCTGTACGATTTGCTCATGGGTCACGAAGTCGGTCATGCGCTCGAAACACCTGAGCAGGGTTGGCATAATGCCGTCAAGGACGGTGACACCAAGTTTAAGGGTTTCTTGAACGTCATCGAAGATGCGCGTATCGAGCGCAAGATTAAGTCGCGATTCCCTGGTCTTGGTCGTTCGTTTTCCACAGCCTATAAGGGTCTGTGGGACCGCGACTTCTTCGGTATTAAGAATCTTGACATCGGTGAGATGACGCTCATCGACCGAATCAACATTCGGTTCAAGTTGGGCGCACACGTTCACGTGCCTTTCAACGACGAAGAGCGCGCAATGGTCGCCGAGGTCGAGACTGCCGAAACTTGGGAAGATGTCGAAGCACTTGCTCGTCGTGTGTATGGCTATACCAAGGAACATGAGCAGGACAAGATCCAGTCCATGGAAGACCTCAAGGATGCGCTCAAGAATCTTGAGAACCAGGAAAATTCTGAAGACGACGGCGATGAAGAAACCGACGAGAATACGGATTCTGATGAACAAAATTTTGGTGGCGGCTACGAACGCGACGACGATTATGACGATCTCGATGACGAAGCAGGTGACGAATCTTCTAGCGGCAACGATGACGGTGAAGATGCCGACAGCGACGGTAGCGAAGAAGAATCTGAAGACTCAGATGAAGAAGGTGGTTTCGGCTCTAAGGGTGGGCTGAATAACGGTGAGGAAAAGTCTAACGAACCTGAATCCGTGACCGATACCAACTTCCGCAATCGTGAAGCCGAATTAGTCAACGAAGACGGTATCATCTCGATGTTCGAGTTGCCAGAAGCCGATCTTAGCAAGATTATGGTTGCAAACAAGATTGTAATGGACGACCTCGAAGCATGGTTGCGAGTACAAACTCAAAACAGCACCATCTACAGCAAGAACGGTGTTGATTACGACAAGGTTGTCCAGAAGTGCGTCCGCAAGTTTACTCGCAACAACAATAAGTTTGTGATGCATCTCGTCAAGGAATTTGAGATGCGCAAGACGGCATCTCAGTATGCCCGTCAGCAGACTGCTAAGACTGGCGAGTTGGATATGAACGTGTTGCATAAGTACAAGTTCTCCTCTGACCTTTTCAAGAAGGTAACGATTATGCCTCGTGGCAAGAACCACGGCATGATTTTGTTCCTGGACATGTCTGGTTCTATGCAGAACATCCTGCGCAATACGCTCGAGCAGCTGCTTGTGCTCGTTTCTTTTTGCAAGACTGTGCGCATCCCATTCGATGTTTATGGCTTTTCTGACGACCTGTATAGCAGCAGCAATCTGACAACTTCGCGAAATATTGCTTTGACAAATTCTAGCAAGTTCGATTGCAAGGGCGACAATGTTTGCAAAGTCATGGGGCATTCGTTCCACCTCAAGCACCTGATCGGTTCTTCGCTTTCGCCTATTGCTATGCGTCGTGCGTTCAATACTTTGTGTGTTGTTGCAAATGAGTATATCGGTGGCTATTATCAAAAAGATTGTGGCTACTTCGATCGCAATTGGGACGCTTCTGGCTTCGGGTTGAACGGTACTCCGTTTGTCCATACGCTGCTCGCTTCCCGCGAGATTATCAAGAGTTTCCGAGCTGCCCATAAGTTGGACGTGACCAACGTCGTATACCTCACCGACGGTGAGGGTGGTGATGGTTTGTCTTGCCCGAATCACACTAGTATGTACAGCAGCCGCTATAACAAACTTGGTGTTGTCTATCTTGTCGACAAGAAGACTAAGAAGAAGGTTCGTATCGACGACGATTGGAACCAGCAAGCCGCAGTCACTAGCCTTGTTCGCGATGTTACTGGATGCAAACATATCGGCTTCTACTTGGTAGAAAAGCGCAGCATGAAGTGGATTATCCGCGACATCAAGGGCGACGCTGTGAAACGTTCGGCAGTCTTGAAGCAGCTGCGCGAGGATAAGTTCTTTGCGATGCCGAATCTCGGTTATGACAATTACTTCTACATCGAGGCTGCGCAGGAGCAGATCGCTGAGGACGGAATCGGTGACCTGACTGGTTTGTCCAAGGCTAAGATTACTTCTGCTTTCAAGAAGAGCATGAATAGCAAGAAGTCGAGCCGTGCGCTAGTTTCGCAGTTTGCTAAGGAAATCGCGGCTGGTGGTCTAGTCGCGTAAAGTTTCTAATTCTTGGTAACGCCCCCACCGAGAATCAGAGTGTTGAGTGTTGATAATCTAAATCATGAAGAGGGGATATTATGACTAATTTAAAGACGATTGTGGCGGCTGTACTTTTGGCTAGTTCTGGAAGTGCAGTCGCCGATACTATTTCGGTTGAGTGGAATGAAACGATGCTCCAGGCAATTCGCGATACGAAGCCAGGACCGCCGATGACTGCTCGAGCGATTGCTATTGTGCATACCTGCATTTATGATGCTTGGGCTGCATATGACAACGCTGCTCTTGGTACTATGTACGGTGATGATTTGCGTCAGCCTGAAGGTGCACGAACGGAAGCCAACAAGCGAGAGGCAATCAGCCACGCTGCATTCATGGCTCTGTCAGATGTGTACCCAAGCCGAAGGGCGCAATTTCAGCAGAAGTTGACTTCTCTTGGATATTCCGAGAATGATACTGGTGCTGCTGATATCGCCAAAAAGGCATGTGGTGCAGTTCTTTCATATCGCCACACTGACGGTTCGAACCAGTTAAACGGATATGCCGATACTACTGGATACCAACCTGTCAATACGCCAACTTATGTTGCTGACGTTAATCACTGGCAACCTTTGCCTGGTCAAAGGTTTGTTGCTCCACACTGGAAGAACGTGACTCCGTTTGCTCTTACAAGCGCAACGCAGTTTCTTCCTAAGCCACCAGCAGAGTTTGGGTCTACTCGATTCATTCATCAGGCTCAAGAGATTGTAAACATTACTGCTAATCTAACAGATAAGCAGAAGGCAATCGCTGAGTATTGGGCTGACGGACCGAAGTCTGAGTTGCCTCCTGGACACTGGACTTTGTTTGCGGAAGTTGTTTCTAAGCGAGACAATCACACCACCGACCAAGATGCTAAGATGTTCTTTGCTCTTGGCAATGCATTGCTAGATGCTAGCATTGGTTGCTGGGCGACAAAGGTAACGTATGACTCTGTTCGCCCGATTACTGCAATCCGCTACCTGTATGCAGGTCAAACGATTGAGGGTGTGAATGGCGTTCTTGTTGATGGCGCTAATTGGAAGCCTTATCAGCCAGATAGTTTCTTGACGCCACCGTTTGCAGAATACACTTCAGGTCACAGTACGTTCAGTGCTGCAGCTGCTGTTGTTCTTCGCGAGTTTACTGAAAGCGATAAGTTTGAGTATTTCGTTGATAAGAATGGCGTAACTCTTTCTTGGCGCACATTTACGGAAGCCGCTGATGAGGCAGGTATGTCCCGCCGATACGGTGGTATCCATTTTGAGGATGGCGATCTTGTCGCAAGACACATGGGCAAGAAGATTGGCGAGCAGGTTTGGCGCAAATCTGAGGCTCTTTTTGGGGCGCACGTAAGTCGTTGATTTTATTAGAGTTTTTTCTATTGTGTTTTTCGCCTTTTCAGGCATACTACAGTTATGGTAAGTGATACTGGTGAGAGGGAATTATATTATGGCTAAGTCGAATTATACAACCGTCGCGGAACAGACGAAATTCCTCAAGGACCTCGGCGAATTTTATGACGCTGATATCCTGAGCGGCAAGCAGATTACAGATTATGCGCGAGACCGCGATTTGGGTCAGCCATACTTCCTGTTCCGCGACGATTCGCGCAAGGTGCGTCGTGGCTTCTATCGTGTCGGTGACGGTGCGGTCGAGGCGACGAAAACCAAGAGCAAGGCAGCACCCAAAGTGCGTGCTGCGGTTCAGGCTGCTGTTGCGGAGTCCGCTCCCGCGATGGCTGCTACCATCGTGAACCTCGCGAGTAGACGTGCACTCAACACGACTGAATCGTTCGTGCCAGAGAAGAACGTGACCTATGTGCCGTTTGGCTTCTACAACGATCTTCGTGACATTATCAAGAGCAAGATCTTTTATCCGATCTACATCACGGGTCTGTCGGGCAATGGCAAGACCCTGATGATTGAGCAGGTTTGTGCGACCAGTAAGCGTGAGTTGATTCGCGTCAATATCACCAAGCGCACCGACGAGACCGATCTTATTGGCTCTTATGAGTTGATTGACGGTAACACGGTTCGCCGCGAAGGTCCAGTTCTGACCGCGATGCGTCGTGGTGCAGTACTGCTGCTCGACGAGACGGACTTGGGTACGGAAGATCTTCTGTGCCTTCAGCCCATCCTTGAGGGTAAGCCATACTTCGACAAGAAGACTGGCGAAGTTGTCAGCCCCGTCGAAGGTTTCAACATCATTGCCACGGCTAACACCAAGGGCAAGGGCAACGACGACGGTCGATTCATCGGCACCAACCTCCTGAACGAAGCGTTCCTCGAGCGTTTCGCCATCACGGTCGAGCAGGAATATCCTCCTGTCGCTACCGAGCGCAAGATCCTCGAGAAGAATTTCTTCGAGTTGGGTATCACCGAGAAGAGTGACCTGGAATTCATCGAGCGTTTGGTAACGTGGGCTGAGAGTATCCGCAAGACGTTCGAAGACCATGGCTGCGATGAGGTTATCTCGACCCGACGTCTGGTGCATATCGCCAAGGCATACAGCATCTTTAAGAATCGCAAGAAGGCGATCGAGTTGTGCTTGAACCGTTTCGATACGGATACCAAGAATTCCTTCCTGGACTTCTATACTAAGATCGATGCGGATGCAACTCCTTCGTTGTATAATGCTGCTGAGGTTGTGATTTCTTTGACTTCTGATGCCGTCGACAATAGCATAACTCTTACCGCAACCCATATGCCGACGAACACTGTACTTGCGCAAGTAGTTTGTGACACGTTGGAAATGGCTCATAAGGGCGAGGAACGTGCTCTTGCAGAAGCCCGAGTGAGGCTGATGGAAATGTGTGAACCTGCTTTTGCGGACAAGGTTATTGCCAAAGTGAATGTCGCTAAATAGTTTACATTTGCCGTTTGTTATAGTATACTATATGGTATGGAGCAAGGGAAGCCCCGTCTTTGCTTCTAAATTTTGAGGGGTGTTTTTGGAGTTTATAGTATGTCTGCAATCGTTTCTCTTTACAATTATCTTGCCAAGGGCAATCAGGTCACTTCGCGAGCAGCTCGCACCATGTTCAAGGTGTCGAACGTCGCTGACCTAGTCTATCGTCTACGCAATAAGGGTGTCGCTGTTTACACGAACCGCACCACTCTAAGCGATGGCACGGAGACTTATGCCTACCGTATCGGTTCGCCGAGCAAGGCATTTGAGAGTTATTTCGCCAGCCGCCATGTTGCGCGTGCTCGCAAGACTCTCTATCGTGATGCAATCAGCGTTACGATGAACGGCTAATTTTAGCCAATATCCGCAAGGATCTTTGCAGCGGCTTCGTGCCGCTGCATTTGCATTCGGAAATCACTTAGTTTGACATTGCCTCTTGTCAGATATATAATAGAGTACACCCAGGAGGAATATCATGGTTAAAGTTATTGTAGCAAGAGAAAAGATTGATTGCGAAAAATTGCTTGGGCAATTCGTTGATGAATCTCATTATGACGTTCTTATCGAAGAGGATACGGACTGCTATCAAAAAGCAGAATGCGATCCTACAATGCTTGCTTCTTGCGAAGAAGGTAATTGCGCAGAGTGTAAGCAAAAGAATACCAAGGATGAGCGCAAGATTGCGTTCAAGTTTAGAAAGAATTTCTTCAGCAAAGAAGAACAAGAACAAGCATATCTTGGTTTGCGCGAAGCAGCAACACAAACCCAGAACCGTGGACTTGCCGCTGGACCGAAGGGCGACAAATGTGGTGGTCGCGAGTGGGTGACAGAATTTCAACTTGCTGTTCTTGACCTCTTTAAGAAAGAGCCTGAAAATACTCTTGTCAAACTAGATATCAAGAAAGAAGTTGAATTCCTCAAAGAGAAGTATGCGAGCGGTGGGGATAGTCGTGGTTTAGTTTGGCTCTCCGCTAAAGTCAAAGAAGATAAGTTTAATTTTGACAAGTGGCTAGCCAAGGCTGTCAAGATGACAATTACGCAGCGTAAAGAAGAGGCTCGTGGTATCGAAGAAACTTATATTTCAGATACAACCTATGCAAACGTGGTAAACTCTGGCATTGCTGGATGGTTTGACCGTTATCCGCGCATTCCTTATGGTCGTGCTACTGCCTATACGCAAAACCATTATGACAAGTTTAAGATGTCATTCCCATTCCTACAGTCTTTGGATAAGGGATATAAGAAACTTCTTCCTTGGCGATGGGGAAACCAAAGGGCAGCAGCAGATAAGGTTGACCCAAGATTCCTAGTACCCAAGACTGTGTTTACCACAGTCACCGTCAATAAGACATTCCGTACTGCTTGCCATCGCGACGCTGGTGACTTCACGGAAGGTTTGAGCAATCTTCTTGTTCTTTCTAACAACGGAAAGTATACTGGTGGATATCTTGTATTCCCTGAGTATCGTATCGCTGTTAATGTTCGTCCAGGCGATCTTCTTCTTGTAAACAACCATGAAATTATGCACGGTAATACGCCAATCGAAACTTATGACGATGGTGAGCGCATTAGTCTCGTTTGTTATCTTCGCGAGAAGATGCTTGAACTAGGTTCGTATGAATACGAGAACAGCCGATTCAACTTCGTAGAGTATCGTCGTAAGAACAAAGAACACCCTATGCAGCGTAAACTTTGGAACGGTATCAGCGAAGGTATGTGGTCAAGCCAAGAATGGTATGATTACCTTGAGAAAAATGGTGGTCGTGAAATGCTTGACAAATACCATCCAGAGGCGTATAATAAGGAATCGACCATAGATAGTTTGTTCGAATAATTGGAGATTATATTATGAGTCTATTGGGATCTTTGTTTGGCGAAGAGGCTGCTCTTAGTTGGTATACAGATAAGAATGCCAGCAATACGGGCAAAACTATTGGCTATCGCCGAGTATCTGGTAAGGTTGGCTTGACAGACAATGAGAATGGCGTCCGTGGCGCTTGGGTAGAGAAGCGAGTTGCTCTCTTCAAGAAATTGCTAGACAACAATTATAATATTGCTCTTCTATCTCAACCTACTGACCAGACCGAGGCGGAGGGGGTTGAATTTAGCAGCGTCTATAAGCCAGTCGACGTTTTGATTCTTGAATTCGGTGGTACAAACATTCAGTTCTACAAGAAGTATTGGGATGTAACTGTAGAGATGATTAACGAACACAAGGGTCGTATCATCTTTATTAATGATGACCCTGACCTATCTTTCTTGTGGGAATTGCTACCCAATGAGGACTGGTCTCGTTGGACTATTGCTGCAAATGCAACTAATACAAGTGAAGTTGCGAAAACTTTAAAGGTGCCCGATGGTGCTCGTGTTGTTGATTATCCTATGGATGCTGGTATGCTATGCAATGCCTTCCACCCAGGAAAAATGAAGAAAGTTGTTTATATTGGTCGACCAAATGGTAGAGCAAA